TTGGTCATCTTCTTTCCATCTAGCATAGCGAGAGAGTGCTATAAAGTTTTGGTAATCTGTTGGTAGGTAGTTGCTTATCATCTTTTACTCCGTTAGTATTTTAATATGGGATATTTTTACACCCTCTAAATCGTGAAATAACTCACGCATATAATCTTCAAAATCTTCTGTAACATCTCCATCAGAGGGAACAGGGTACTCTTCAGGGTCAACGAGAAGAGTTGCCATGATTTTAACTCTCATCAATAACTCCTATTAACTTATTCAAGTACCATTGTGCTTTCTTTAAATCTTCTACACCATTCTTGTACTTGTATCTCCATAAATACTTAGCTATATTACCTTGTAAATATGATTCAAAGCCATCTCCCAACATAGCTTCTAACGCATCAATACATTCAATGCCTGATTCATTATAGTGTTTAGGATGATTAACCATATCTCCCATTTCAATGTTGTCAGATTGTTTCATGGCTTGTTTCTCTTTCTCTTGTACCAACCTCATCTTCATATACTCCATATGTCTTAGCATTTTTTATTATCGTTATCTGCATCAAAAGACAGTACCACAACATTGTCATGTTTGTCAACTATTTTAAGTTGAGGTTCAGGTTTTTCTTCGTTATGTTCTGCTTCTTTAATAAGTCTTTGTCTTAGGTCTTCATCTTTTTCCATTAGTGGTACAGTTGCACACATTGTCCTACAAAAATCCATGACACCATAGTAATCAGAATCATCTAATGGGTTATCAGGAGATGTCATTATTGATATGTTTACACCACCTGTCCATCTAAAATGTTTATCCATCTCAGGTCTAACATCTATAATAAAATCTTCAGAGAGTATCCTGCTTTCTATAGTCATTTAACTCTCCTTAACTTATTACCCTTGAACCTTATAAACTTAGGGTGTTTATCTTTACCTTTTTCTTTTAACCAATCTTCAGGTATTATCCTATCATAGTATCTAAATCCATGCTTATCACACCATTGACCATAAGAAGACTTAGCACCTTTTTGTAGCTTACTTCTACTATTAGTAAATACAAACCTAATATCTAAATCAGGATGTTGTTTTTTTATGGCTTTATGTTTCTTTCTATCTGATGATAAAAACCTACCCTTTGTTTCTATTATTATACCATTGTTTAGTATAAAGTCAGGGGTATAGGTGCGATAAGTTAAATCTTCCCATTCAATCTTTAGAGTTTCATACTTATACTTCTGCTTTAACTCTGTTAAATAGACTGATATAGTATGCTCTAACCCACTCCTATACCCATGCTTTATAGCATCTCTTCTTATCTTATGAGGAGACATTTATGCTACCTTTAAACTTACGTACTGAACCATCTTAGGCTCTTTTGCTTGAGACATTTGTGCAGGTAGCTCCTTGAGTGTCTCCCAACAAGCCTGTCTATAGGAACAGAAGTTACAGTTTCTATTCAGCACCATGTTTCCTGTAGGCTTTCCTCTAAATGTCTCAGGTTCAGGTTCAAAACATCTGACCAACTCTTTTGATTCAGTTGCCTTGACATTCTTTTTTATCTTATCAAGTTCCTTATCCATATCAATGTGAGCACGAACATACTTGAACAGACCATTGGCTTTATTAAGTACCCACCAACCACCTGCCTTTTTACCTAATGCTTTAGCATATCCTGCTAGTTGTCCAACATAACCAAAACTATCTCCTGAATGTAAAGATTCATAGGAATCAAACTTATATTTATATGACCAATCAGATGCAGATTTAATATCATCTACTGCATCATTCATAACTAAATCATAAGAGCCTGATATCTTAGTGTCTTTATCAAGGTCAAGTGTTACAGTGTCACTGTTTTCAAACTTAACATTAGCTTCTCTTAGTACTGCCTTAAATACTGCTTCAACTATGTCTCCAATCATCATGTTCATCACAAAGGTAGTAGGTTTAGGTAACGCAGTCTCAGGTCTATTCTTCTCAAACCAAAGTTGGCAAGAAGGTCTACCTATATTAGACATACGTAACCTAAACTTATCTTCTCTCTTCGTGTTGAACTGACGATTCAATGCATCTTTAATGTCTGTTGCCACTTGCTCTATATTCTCTTGGCTCATAGCAGACTTGCCACTTGTAGCATTTTCAAGATACTGATGAATCATCATTTCAGCAGGATGGTTCACTAGGCTACCTCTTCCTCAACATCAACATCAATGAAGTCATCAACAATGTCTTTGTCTTCTTGGCTTACAGGAGCTTTAGCTTTCATATCCCATTCATTAAATATATAACTATTGTAGTTATCTATCCATGCCATGAAGTTAATGAAAGTGTTTTGGTCTTCATCTGTTACTTGAACAGTCTTCTGTAAGTCTAAGGAATAGTTAGGTAAGTAAAACTTAGCACCACTAGGCAATGACCTCTCTTCACTGTTTAACTGAATGTAATGCTGAACAGGTAATCTTTTAGTTTGATTAAACTTATTAAAAGGTTCTCCCATTGTCTTGAAAGCATCACGATTATCAATCTCCCATATGAATGGAGTCCTATCGTCTAGAGATACTTTATCTCCCTTCTCGTCTTTAGCATTAGGCATATCAATAAGACCAAAGATTACTCTAACCCTCTTAATCTGCTTAATAACTTCCTGTGTAGCCACAGGCAATGCCTTAAAGTCTTTGATATATCCTGATGGCTTACCACAGTTAAAACTACCCTGATTATCTTTTAAGTCATTGTTTAGATTGTCTGCCATAAGTGTCTTGTGATAAACACCCATAGGTTCACCCTTCTTAGCAGACATATTCTTAACAAACCTCTTGTACATAAACCTCTGTACAAAGGGTCTGATTTCAGCAGTTGGAGCATACACAACAGGCATATCAGGTCGTTCTAGTTTAAATGAACCACCCTTAACGACTACTGCTTCTACACTTTCATCTCCAACCTTCTTCATGCCCATAATATTATTATGATGCAATCTCATTCTTGGTAGAGGATTAGCCTTGCTCGTATCAGATGAGCCTGTTTCCCCTGCAATACCCATAGCTTTTGCCATCTCTGCATAATTATTGGTATCTATCGTAGTTATTTCATTAACCATATGTTTCCTTTCTATCAAAGTTTGTAAGTTATATCACATAACGTCTTTCGTGTCAAGCCAATTATTACCTATTTTTGCTTCTAATAATAATGGTACATTGAACTCTAATGCAAACGCACTATTTATTAAACTAATCATTTTACTATTAACTAATTTAATAACGTGGATTACTTTTTGTATCTCATTAGGATGTATGTCTATAACTATAGAATCATGCACACTATTGACAATACAAGACTTTAGATTGACTAATTCATTCTCTATGTTTACTAGTATGAGAGGAACTATATCAGCAGTAGCAAATGATTGCACAGGATAGTTCTTTATCTGTGTAAAGTGAGACACCTTACCATAAGAGTTTCTTCTAACATCAGGGAATGAGAACTGTCTACCTGATGGTGTAGTTATCTTACTAGTGCTTATAGCTTCTTTAGCCAACTTGGAGTGCCATAATGCGATTCCCTCGTACTTTTCCGTGAAGTGCTTATAATATGTAGCCTGAGCAGGTGTCCTTCCAAACCCTGTTGCTCCGTAGAGGGGTGCAAAGGTATGAGCTTTTGCTTCTTGGCGAGATATCTTCTCACCTGCATCAGTAATAACACTAGCAGTATAACTATGAACGTCAAAACCATCTTCTATCTCCTTCATTGCAGTTTTATCTTGTGATAAGTATGCTGATACTCTAAACTCTAACTGTGCAAAGTCAGCTTCAAGTATCTGTCCACCTTCCCAACGAGATACAAACACTTTCTTAACAGGGAATGTACCACCTCTAGGCATATTCTGCATATTAGGGTCAGCACCACTGAATCTACCTGTTGCAGTCCTATGTTGTAGTAGTCTTACATGAAGTTTACCATCAGGTTTAGTGTGTGTAGTAATGCCCTCAACAAAAGATGACAGGTATGTGTCTAAAGCTGATAGTCTTTGTAAGTCAGACAAGAAGTTGACTGCTTCCTGTAAGTTATTCTTCCTAGCAATGCCCTGTAGTGTAGCTAGATTAGTTTTATTAACTGTAAATCCATTAGCACTAACCCATTTAGCAGTAGGAGCAGTAAACTTTAGTCCTGCTACCACTTTCGTAGGTACAAATAAGTAGCCAACAGAATTACAATAATCACATTTGTTGGGTTTAGCATAAGGTATTCCATTTTTCCTAACCTTTCTTACGTAACCTGTGCCTAAACAACCTGCACATTTCTGTGCTTCTGTCTTGTACACAATATCTGATTTATCTTTAACATTCTTTTTGTATTCAGTAACATCCATATATGGTGAGAATGTATTTGCCCATTCAAGTTTATCTTTAGGCTTTCTACTGTATATAACCCAAGACATCTGTTCAGGACTATTGAGATTAATGCGTGTATCTCCCATTAGTTGTCTTACTTGTATGTTTAATCGTTTCTCTGTATCTGCTTTCTCTTTCTCAAACTCTTCTCTAACTTCATTTAGTTTGTTTACATCAACAGTAAAACCATTCTGATATATCCTAGCTAATGTAACAGACACACGATTAGTTAGTACAACTGTATTCATTAATCCTGCATACTCTACTGTATTTAGTTTCTTGTATATAACATCTGATAACTCTTGTGTTGCTTTTAAGTCAGCAGATAAGTAGTCAGACAACTCTTGCTTTGGTATCTCATCAATAGGTACTTTATTCTTAAAGTATTCTTTCATAGTTTCTTGTTTCTTAGTAGCCAACTCATATCTATTAGCACAGGCTTCAAGTGATAAAGGTTGTTTGTTACCTCGCTGTATAACATACTCGCCTAACATAGTATCAAACACTGCACCATCATACTTTAATCCACACTCCCATAGCCACAGTAAATCATGCACTATGTTATGTCCTATAAGTATAGTTGCTTCATCCAATAACTCTTGTACTCCATCAAAGTTATCTCTGAATAAATACTCCTTGCCACTATCAGTTAGACAACCAACCATTACCAATCTATTGTTAGATTCAAATGGGTCAAGATGTAGCTTACCATCTCTATGTGTAACTGTATTCTCTACATCAAGTGTCAGTTTCATTTAATCTCTCCTTATGTTCAGTGAGATATATAACAGC